CTGCGCTCCTGCCCCATCATTTCCGTTTGCTCCCGGAGAACCGCCAAACGCCGCACCGCCAGAGCCTCCATCGCCACCGCTTCCATGGTGACCGCCTCTAGTCATTTGCATAGATAAGGGAGGCTTTCCGTGTTGCGCCACGATGCCCCCAAAAGTGGTGTAAAGCCCTGGTAGGTTTCCCCCATTCACAAGATTTTGCCATGTTGCAGTATTAGTAGGCGCGACTTGCCCTCTTACCGGAACTATCCAAGGAATAGATTGCCCCGGAGTAACGTCCATATATCCGGTAGTGAAATAGCCTCCACCTCCTCCACCTCCGGGAACATAATAACCATTGCCAGAACCGCCATTCCCACCATGCCCAACTAAGATATAGCGGATTCTTCTTACGCCTTCCGGTACTGTCCAAGTGCCTGCCCCTGCTCCTAGCGTGACAGAACCACTGATTCCTGTTACTTGGATGGTGGTATATACAGGAGTGCCGTCATAGTCGTACCACCGTCCCGTGTTGGTTTCTACATAGCTGTAGGCGCGGATATATAGCAATCCTTCCTGTAATGGCCGTGTCTCATAGTGAACATCTGCCGTATCTACCGGCATAAATCCATCATAAATTCCATCCGGCATACTACCGTACTTAAGTATGAAATGCACACCGCTCCACAAGCCCTTAGTGGGTTTCGCCCATGTAAGCCGGACTTGCTTATGCGCATACATGGTAGCTCTAAAATTTGTGATACTGGCTATTCCGAAGGCATCTATAGCCATCTGTTTAAGTAAGCCCTTGGAGATTGTTACTTCTGAATTTTTGCCGTCTCCATAGTTAGCTCTGGGATTGCTCACGGATTTCTTGTAGTTACCGGCAGGAAGCGGAAGACTCATCACAGCTCCGGCATTTGAAAAAGGCGTACTGTCTCCTAGGACTGCTGCCGTTCCTCTGTTCTTCCCTCCTGCACCACCAAGCGGTATAAATACTTCACTCATTACTTACTCACCCCCTTTAATTTAACCTTAAACTCCTTGTTAGGCTTTTCTGCTGCACAATAGAAGGTCACATACCCATCTGTAACCTCTGCTGCAGTTATCAGTCCTGCCATCTCGTCATACGTCTCTATGTCCGAAGGGCTGGATGTCTTAGTGTGCGCCTTTCCCATAGATACTGAGTCTGTGGCCTTTATGGAAGGAACAGCTACCTTCTGAGAGTATGGAGCTGATGCACTCCAGGCATTAGCCGGAATAGTTACGATAGTCTCCTGATACAAGGCATTCACGCTCTTTGTAATGGCGTTTACATCATTTGCCCCGAAGGGAGTGCCCTCCTGAGTGTAGGATGTTGCATCAGTAAGAGATACTGTTCCGTCGCTGTTATTCTCCATGCGGAACTTCCTCTTTGCATACATGGCATCCTTGTAGTCTGTTTTTAGGCTCATACAAGCTCTCCTTTCGTTCCTAATTTAAAAGATAGCCTCCGCATACCTTCTTCTCTTCCTGTAAAGTTTTGATAGATAAGGAGGCAAGCGTTTTCTATTCTGTTCAGTTCGTCCCAAGTGATAAATGGCTGGTTATCGTAGAAGGTCTGCCTCTCTCCGATAGTAAAAGGGAAAGTAGCGGAGCAGATTCTGTCAAGGTTAGATTCAAAAGCATTTATCTCATCGGCATAGAATCCGTAGTCCGTGAAGCTTTTATCTGCCCCCATTTCCATAAAAGGAAAATCCGACCAAAGGACTACTGCCTTCTGTCGGATCTCGTTGATATTTCCTTTTATTCGGTTATAGTCTTCTACATTGAAAAAGTCCGTGCTCTTCCAGTCTGTTTTAGGTGTCTTCCACAAAAGAAACCTCCCTTCTTGCCTTTATGCTTCCGGATAAAGCACCGTTATAGTTCAAAGTGTGGTCGTATACCCGAAGCATTAGCTTATCTACATATTTATTCTCCAGATACAGTAAGTCATTCGCCATTAACCTTGGCTCTCCTCTATAGGTAAGGCTGTACTCTCTGTCGGCTTTTAAGTAGTTCCCTACCCAATCTAATACATCGGTAGCTAGCGCGGTGTCCGATATCAAAGGATTCTTCCATTTCTCCCTCTTACCGGTAGGATTTAACTCCTTTTCCATTGTGTAGGTCTTTACCAGGTACTCCTTGCCGTTGACCTTTACTTCTCCTCCTGATCCGGAGTATGAGAAGCGGAGGAAGTAAGCCCCCGCCTCAAGTACGGATACCGTTCCGGAAGAGGCCTGTACTGTGCAGCCATAGGAAGGATTGCTAAACTCTGCAAGATATTCTCCCGGCTTAGTACACTCTACCTTAGCAAGCTCCTTTTCTCCCTCGGTGCTATCTAGGTATTCCGTCCTTGTAAGCTCCAAGGTCTTTACAGATTGAAGCTGGGTTCCTAGAGGCGTTTTGGTTAACTCCCTACCATAGCTAAGTTCATAGTCGGTAACATTTCCAAAGCTTACCTTATTAAGGACTGCCCTTCCTCCTGTCTTTGAAGGTGCGTCCTCATAGATAGTCATTTCGTCGAACGGCGCGAACTCGTGGGATATGATGAAGTCTTCTCTATCTACCGTATAGCTTAATTCTTCTACGGTCTTTCCGTTTAACGATGTATCTATAACAATCTTGCTGGGATAAGTGCGCCCAAACTGCAGTTGCATGCCGAAACAAGCAAACGCTGCCTCAGAGGTAATAGATAAAAACATATTGTCATCAATGTACCCAACATCTGCCTTGCCACTTCTTGGAAGAAATAAAGTCGTGCCGTCTACCCTAGAATAGTTTCCGTTTGTAAGGGAGTATTCTTTAATAGGCAGATTCTCAAGAATCCTTGTACCGTTAGAGAAATAAGGCTCCCTAGCTACTGTACTGGTCATCCTCGGAACGAAGGAAGAGCGAATCACAATCTTTCCTTTTTCGTCCTGATACAAAAGGCATCTTCCTGCATTGGAAAGAAGTTGTAGGGCTTCTCTATGAGATACCACAGGAATAGGATTCTTTATCTTTACTGCCTTTAGATATTCGTCTATGTAAAATTCTCGCGAGTCCACTCCGGCATCAGTAAGCACATCAAGGCAAAGGTCATAAATGCTTATTCCCTGAGGATAAAACTTCCCCTTTCTATATTTCCCTGTGAGCCCCGATAGGAAGTCTATAGCTGTGAAGCTCATCTTGTCGTCATCAGCAGACCACTCTTTAAGCTTTAAAGTTCCTACTTGGAGCCATTCAATCCTGTCCTCAATCTCCTGTCCCATAAAGGCTTGCACCTTCTGGCCAAGCTCTAAGAAGTTTACTGTGCTCTTTTCGTTTTCTATATCGTAAGCCCTATCTTTATTGTTTACGCTTAATCTAAAGTCGATTGTAGGCAGTGCCTCCATAATAGGGCTGATATGCTCTTTTTTACTGGCTGATAGGATATTCCGTTCGTTAAAGTAGATACCTATGCCCATGATGATTTCATGGATATGTAAGCGACCATGACCATTTACCATCTTAATAGGAATAATAGATAGAGTCGTAGTGCCTTTGAAAACTTCGTCACAGACATACTTGCTTTTATTATTTCCTGTTACATCCTTCAAGCTTTGGTCTGTAACGATTGTAAATTCTTCCGGATAGGTCTTTCCGAAGTCTATAGTGACTCCTCTTAGATCTACCGGAACAGGGAAGATAAAATCTATAATTCCTTTTATTTCCTTTGATACAATTCCCTGATTCAGAACGCAGTCCGACTTTTCCCTCGGAAGGAAATACATCCGACCGTCAACAGTGCTGTAATTCTCCTCTGTAGTCGCATATAGGGCATCCACAACATAGTTATTAAGAGGCTTTTCCAGATTGCTAAAATAAGCTGTCTCAGAACTCACACGAGCACTGCCCTGCGCCTCTTGATTAATAACTCCAATATTTACCCGCATTAGGGTATGCCCCCGGAGAGGCTTTTTCATTTCTTCTTTGTATGCACTTGTTACTTGAAGCATAGCCCCTCCCGGTTAATTGATTCCGCAGTCTACAATGTTTACCTTGCAATCCCGATACATGGTCGGCAGCCCTGCCTTATCGAAGGCTATCGGCGTGGCCGTTCTATTGCCCGGATACATCCGGATAGTTTGAAAACGGTTATGGACCATATCAGGGATTTTAGCAACCACCACAAATTTATCGAACTCCTGCAGCATATCTGCCCAAGTCTTAGCATCTAGGCTTTTCCACTGAAGGGAATCAAATTTGTATTGGTCTCTCCCTACCTTCTGGCCAACGAACTCGCCTTTGGCATTCTTTCCGGCTGAAACATTGGTAGCAACCACAAGATTGCCGCCAATGTCCGGAGCAGGAAATTCTTTTCCGTTGATTGTTATCGTTGCCATATTACCCCCTTAAGCTGTATCCGCTTCGGCCTTCCAAATCGGTAAGCCTTTGTTTTATCTCTCGTACATCCACGTATACCGTTAGATCCATAGCTTCAATCTGCTCAGAGATTCTGGACAGGAAGGAAAGCATCTTTTCAAAGTGTTCTGCGGAAATACCGGGATTGGATGCCATAGACACCGCCCGGTTAAGTAAGTCTTCCAGCTTGTTTTCCGGAGCAACTACCTCTCCGTAGTGCCGGTTATCTCCAATCATGGCAAGCTGTGGAGTATTGGCCTTTACGAATCCACCGTTAGCAAGCTTTGGAATGGAAACCGTGGGAACGGTAGGAATGCTTAGTCCGAAGCTGTTTCCCCCGATTTCAGGAATCCAATCAGGAAGTTCAAAGCTAATAGAGTTCAAAGAATTAATCATGCTATTAATAGCCTTGATTACTCCGTTGGCCATGGACTCAACGCCGCCAAGGATGGAATTGATAACACCTTTGATTCCACCCCACATGCCCTCAAATATAGACACGGTAGTAGTCTTCAAATTAGTCCAAACCTTTTCCCAGTTTTCCTTTATGGCGTTTAAAGCAGTGGAGATTCCGTTTTTAATGGCTTCCATCTTCTCGCTAAGCGCGGACTTAATACCGTCAAATATCTTTTTAAAGAAGTCGGATACCGCTTTCCAGACAGCTTCCCAATTCTTCCGCATCATACTGAGCATTCCGGTAAGCCTTGCAAGCATTACATTTAGCATCGCTTCCAAGATACCTGTTATGGCTCTCCATACGCCGTCAAATATGGCTTTAATACCATTCCAAGCCCTTTCCCAGTCCCCTGTAAGCACGCCGATAATAAAGTCCATAAGACCGCCAAGAGCCGTCAGGACGCCATCAATTACCTTTCCTACCCCGTCGAGGAATGCGAAGAAGCAATTTACAGCAATATCTAACGCCATGCCGATTTGCTGTACTGCAACGCCGGTGAACCAAACGATAAAAGGTTCTATAACGGTAGTCCACGCTACTTGAATACATTCCGATATTTTTCCGAAAACTTCTTCGAATTTCGGCATGAGCGGCGCAATGACATTGTCCTTAAAATCTGTGAACTTGTCTGCCGCTTTCTGAACTATCGGAAGAATGTAAGTGCCGAAGGACTCTAAGAATTTATCTCCTACCGAAACGATGGTTTCTTTCATCAGGGTAAATAGCGGATGTACGGAATTATCATAGATGCTTATGATCGTGCCGCCATACATATGGAATATTTCAGCCAGGTCATTAAAAATCTGCATTACCGGTTCAGATAGCGCATTATAGGTTTCAATAATCCGGTCTTTTAACTCCACAACAGGGGATAGAATTACATCTATAGAATCACGGAAAAAGCTTTCAGAAACCACAATGAAAGTCCCCAAAATATCCGAAACGATGCTAATGATGTCGCCCCCTAGCTGCTTAAAGTTGTCACCTTGGAGCACGGAAAAGATATCAGCTATAGCTACTGCGAAGTTTGCTTGAATGTCTGCTATATCCCCTTCAATATCAAACATCTTCACAATGAATTTCTTGATGCGTTCTGTGTTCTGAGCAAGATATTTCTCGACTGAACCACTTAAGAAATCTACGAAGGTAAGTCCGATACTTACTCCTGCTCCTGCAATTTTACCTAGGTCAACCGCAACCCTATCTGCGAAGGTATTGGCGGCATTAAGCACTTCGCTTGATGTGAAAATGTTGACCAGGCTTTCTCCGATTCCTTTAAGGTTCTCTTTGATGGAGTCGAGTACTGATGTGTCTTTTAGACCTTCCCAGAATCCGGACATAAAGAGATTCTTTAATTCGTTGAACCTATCTATCATTCCCTGCAAGTGTTCATTGATTCTGGCAGTCCCCTCTTCCATTGCGCCGGTATCGAAGGATTCCATAGGGAAGTCTGCACCGCCCCCTCCACCTTCTCCACCGCCTCCAGCTCCGGAGGAATCGCTCTGATCAGGAAGGATATTAAGTTCGTCAATGCCTGTAGTCGCACTCTTGATATCTTTAGCCGCCTTTTTAGCCGCACCTCCTGCGCCACCTAGCGCACCGCTTGCTTTATCAGCGCTCTTTGCTACGGCATCCGTTCCGGCTGTTACGCCCTTAGGATTGATAGCAAGCTTTGCAGTGCCGCCAAGCATGGAGAAGAAGCTTCTTAAAGCGCTTATGGCAGTTAGGATTCTACCGATTAAGATATTCAGCATCCTAACTACAGGACTAAGCACGGCAATGAGTCCACTACCTATGGCGGCCTTTAAGCTGTCGAATTGCAGGGACAAAAGCCTCACCTGATTAGCCCAGCCATCCGATGTCCTCATGAAGTCACCTTGTGCAGCAGAAAGCTGGTCTTGCACAAATTTAAACCGCAACGCTACCTTCTCAGCTTCAGACATAGACTTTGTAGTCTTACCGAAGCCGTTGGCCATTGCAAAGGCATCCAGTGCAGTCTGTGTCATTACGACACCCAAAGACTTAAGGCTTTCCGTCTCTCCGGTAAACACGGATTTAAGCTTTGTATAAGCTTCGTCCTGGCTCATGTTGTAGAAAGACGCTACGTCTCCGGCAAGGCCTGTTAAAGCAGTAGCCATATCATAGGCTTGCCCCTCAGAGAAGCCAAAGGCCTTACCCATTGCACCGAAAGTACCGGTAAAGTTCTTAGCCATGGTTTCAGATAGACCGAACTGCGCTGCAGCATTCCTTGCAAAATTGTCTATCTGTTTATTCATTGTAGGAAAGACGGTATCTACTACGTTCTGCACCTCGGAAAGGTTGGAGCTTAGTTCTATACATTCCTTACCGAAATCTATAATCTTTTTTACCGCAAAAGCGCCAGCAATCATTTTTCCTGCTTTAGCAGCTAGCTTTGATATGCCGTTTAGTCCCGCATCAAAATCGCCCTTGTTAAGGACTAAGTCAAGGCTTACCTGACCTACGCTATCTCCCATTTATCCTCCTTTCCTACGATAAAAGCGAAAACAAGCTGGCTTCCAGCTTTCTCATTTCCGCTGCGTATTCTTCCTCTGTCATTCTTTCACTCTGTTTTGTACGCCAGTCGTCATAAATCTTCCTTTGATACGAAGAAAATCGTTTGATGGTCTCCTGGTCTGTTTCACTGCGGATTGCCACTACCTTACCAAGAGCAGTGTCCGCGGATAGACCGGATAAAAGGGCAGAAAACTCTGCCCAGTCAACCGTCTTAAATTCCTTCGTAGATAAACGAAGGCCGTACTGTGACAGGAAGCTGGACACGATTAAGTCCCAGTCTTCAAACAGGTCATAGTACGGCTCATTACTCTTTTTCTTGCTTCTCTCCTGTGATTAGCTCTACAGCGGCCTTGATCACCACAATCAGGTCATCGAAGCTAAGCTTAAGCTTTGCAAGCTTCTCTCTGGATTCCTCCGGGAACAGAGTCTCGTAAGCTTCATTTACTTCCTTCGCTCCGGCATCACCGCTCATAAACTGGAGCACCTTCAACATGGAAGGCGCGTCACTGTTTACTTCAATCTCTTTCCCCTTGATGATTAAGCAGCTGTTCTCTTCAAAATTCAGTCTGTCTGTAATATCAATCTTCTTCATGGATTAACCTCCGATTCCGGGTGTAGCCGGTGCTGGGGTAATAGTCGGCTTACCATAGCACTCCGCATCGAACTCCAAAGCGTCAATTCCGGTAGTATCTCCACCGCCAGGAGTGGTTACATTGATAACTACGGGACAGGTAAGCTTTGCGCCGGATACCATAGTCCATTCAAACTGTGTCATTACATCGGGTCCAAACTTCCATGCAAGGTCTGCGATATAGTCGTTTGCCTTGTCTCCTACGCATCTTTTTCCCTTAAACTTAAAGGACATCTTCTTACCGGTCATAGCCGCCTTAGACCAGCCCTCCGCATCCATCGCAAACCAGTTTTCTACTGTTCCATCGATGGTAGGCGCAAAGTTCTCAAGATCCTTTGGTGTTGCCATGTCCTGAGGCTTACTGTCCATGCCCTTAAGACCGAACTTAAACTGATTAGAATGCACCGGATATACTTTTCCTGCTACTTCGCTCATAATCATTTCCTTTCATAAATTACATCAATCCAGATAACGAACTCATAGACTCCGCTATCGTCGGTTCCTACGTCTTGTGGTTCCGGTACTGCCAAGGATAGGTAACGAACCACGGTATCTCCTATCTGAAATGCTTTGTCTTTTGACTGTAAAAATTGAAAAAGCTTTATGGCCACTTCTTCCGTTTCCACAAAACTTTTATTCCAATGAATTAACAAGGATATTGGAGAAATGCCGTAGCTTGTATGCTCTAAGCCTCCTAAGGCCTTGATAGGCGTACCGCTGGACTTCCTATGGTAGATTCCAAGGGATTTCTCCTTTTTATTATCCAGTTTTCCAATATAAACCTGCTTAAAAAGGTCGCTGTCCTTAATTAGCTGCTGAATTACTTTCAGCGGTAGCACTAAACATCCCCCCTCTCCTTGTAAAACTTCATGAATGCATTCTTTGCAAAGTCTTCCTTCTCTCCGCCCTTCTCCCAATCCTCAAACCATTGCCCTTTAGCGTTGGGGTTTTCGGAGGTGTCGAAGTTAAATTCCGGATGATAGTAAAGCCTTCTTGCGTATGGCGTAGAGTGCACAAGCCTCACAACTCCTCTATCAGCATCGGAATCGTCTACAAAGGCTGATTCATTTTGCAGATTACCGGTTTTGAAAGGTACTACTTGGCTTTGCACTACATCGCTATGCACAGCATCTCCCGTCATGGCAAGGGCGGTTACTGCCGCCTTAGAAAGCTGTTGTATCCTCGGAAAGTTCATTTTTACCGTACTTGTAGCCTTCATTACTTCACCTCCAGCTTGCAATAATTCACCGTCCCGTCAGGATTCCTTGCTTTCATACCGTGAACGATTTCTCTCTCTTCAGAAAAAACCGTTACAGTTCCTCCAGATAGACTAGGGAAGTTCTCTGCAATATCTCCCGGGAAGTAGGCTGTTCCGGTACACTCCACAAGCTTCTTTTCTTCCGTGAAAATAGTTTTTACGCTGTCTTGGAAATTGCAAAGAAGACTTAAATCAAGAGAGCGTTCAGGCTCTCCGTCTTCCGTTATCCCTTCACTGGTTAAATGCACCTCGATAGGAACCTTACAAAGGCTTTTGGGAACTAAACAAGGATACTTCATACTTCCTCCTATATCGCCTTACAGCATAGCCCTGTTTGACAGAGCAAAGCGTAAAGGGAGCGACTGATTGTCACCCCCTTTTCTACCATCACCTTCTCGCTGGAAGATAACTTCACGCTTGCTCCGTTAAGGCTATACTCGCTTAGCGGCGATTCTAAAAATTCCTCGTTGTCGTGTTTGAAAAGGGCGAGCTCTCCAGCTACCTCTTCGATAATCTCTTTTTGAAAGTCAGTGAGATGCCCAAACCCAATTCCACGAATCCGGTTATAGCTTAAAGTATCGATGTCCCTACTTGCCCTGTTTAAAAGTTCGTCTATCTTGTCCTCCGGAACGCCTGTACCGTACCACTCAATAAACCTCGTTTTATCCAGGTAAGGAATCATCTTAGTTACCTCCGTCCTCTACGGTTTCAACACCTTTATTCTTCCCTTTTCCTTGGGACTGGGCTTTCTGCAGTTCTGCTTCAAGTGCTTCCAGCTTCTCCTGAAGCGCTGCATACTCTTCATAGGATACAGTCTTACCGGGAGCTGCTTCTAACAGCTCTCCGTCATCGCCGTAAATGTCAAACCCCTGTGTAAGGTAAAACCCCTTCTGAGAATCATCGATGAAGTATTCCTTATTCTCTTTTACTGCTTTCACAATCTACCTCCTTAGTGCTTAGTTACGTGCATTGCACAACCTGCAACCTTTCTCTCAATCAAGAAGAGATCCCAGTAGTTTCGATTCTGGTACAGATATCCGTCTGCGGTTCTGGAATCAGTTCCCGGAGTGAAAAGAGAAATGTAGGCATACTTGTCTCTTGCCACCACGCAGGAAGGATGTACCAGAATAAAGTTAATCTGATCCGCATCGGCAGCGGCCACGCATCCATCAGTGAAGTTGTACTTGGTCTTCATGCGTCCGGACTGAACCATCTTGATGGTTACATCATCTAAAGAATGCACATTTCTATTTACCTCATTAGCGCCGTTTACAGTGATTACTCGCTGGATGCCATCCGCTTCCTTTAACAGCTTTTTTACTGCCGGAGTAGCGTAGAGGATTCTTCCATCTACAGGCACTCCTGCATCATCCATCTTGGACATTTCCTCATCGAATACAGCCAGGATGTTCTGTGCAGTAAGAACGGTAGTGCTGTCGATTCGTCCGTGAAAATTAGTAAGCTCTGTGTGAAGCTTGGAGAAGTTGTAGCAGTCCTTCTCAGGGATTGCCTGCTCATTCTCGAAGGTGTTCTGGATATTCGCAACGGCCAAAGCAAGGTTTGTCTCGTCGATATCCATAGGATCAACGAAGAACTCGATATCTCTATCGTGGGCAAGCTTCTTAGGCTCCCAGTCGTTAGCGATGTTTCCGGTATTGAAGCCTGCGGTTCTTGTGTGGTCCTTATAGCCGGACAAGGTAAGGCGAGGAAGCTTGATAGTCTGCGCATTAAGGAAGGTAATCTGTGGATTACTGTGCATTAATGCATCAGAGCAAAGCTCCTTCTCATACTTCTGTGCCAAAAACTGTGTAAACTGTTCTGCGTACTGATATACTGCCATAATTAAATTTCCTTTCTCCTATTTAGGATTAACTTAGTCCGAAGGCTTTCTTTAGCGCCTCCGATTCATTCTCATTTTTGCTACCGCCGTTTGCACCTACGGCTTGGAACCCTGTAGCCTTGGTATTAAAAGCCTTAAGCTGCGGGATATCCTCAAGCACCTTATTCAGCGCCTTCTTAACATCCTCTTCCTTAAGCTCCTTTCCGTCTAAAGCGGTAAAATCTGCCATCTTTAAGACGTAGGGGATTGTTTTGGCGTCAAGCCCTAAGCTTACCGCTTGCATTGTGGCAAACTGCTCAAGCTTTGCCCTCTTAGCCTCTTCCTGTGCAGCAGTAAGACCGCTTTGGAGGGTAGCTAAGTCAGGCGTGTTCTTCGCCTTTTCCTCTTTAAAGGTGTTAATTGCCTTTTCTACCTCTTCCTGTGTAAGGCCTTGCTGTTTGAAATAGCCTTTCATAGCTGATTCCTCTGCCGCCTTGGTTCTTCCCTCAATAATCTGCGCAAGCTTGTCATAATCAATCCCCGGCATACTCTGTCCGTTCTGATTCTGAGTCGTTCCCTGCTGATTATTAGGCTGCTGTGTTCCTTGTTGGGTTTCTTGACCCTGTGCATTGTTTTCCATATTCTCCTCCAGTTTTATGTGTGTCTCACAATATAGTTTCCCTGTTTTGCCAAGGTGTCTCCTCGTAGTTTTACGCCTTCGGGCAATATAAAAGCACCGCCCTATGGACAGTGCTTTAAAGCATGATATGATGAAAGAAAAAAGGAGAAAACGCATGATAGATCCTACTTCTAAGAAGGTACTTCACTACCTCTACAATCTTCCCGATTTTACTTTCGATGTAAATAAACAACTGAATCCCCCTGACTTTCTAAGCTGGGATTCTTTCGTATCCTGTCTTGAGTACCTTGAGCAGGAAGGCTATGTCCATACATCCCGAATAGGTGAAAACCAAGCCTTTCTTTCGGCAATCCTCACTCACAAAGGGCGGCACTTTAGAGCATTCAATTCCATAGCGCTCAAAAGATACTTACTGGACAAATGGATTGACTTAATCGCCCTAATTATCTCAATAATTGCCCTTTTGGGCGCCTATCGCCATGAAATCAGTGCGTTACTACACCTATTAATGCCAGGATAGACAGGATAAATGCCAGCTTGGAGAACCAAGAAAAATCTCTCCAGCTGTCCCATAGCTTTTCTTTCTTCATAGTTTCCTCCTATTTTACGATGTGGATAACCTCTTTCAGCATTTCTTCGGCTTTCTTCATGAGACCGTTTTCTTCCAAGTATTCCAAGCCTTTAAGCGTAATCTCTGGCCGCACAAGCTTTACCTTCGGGTAGCTTACGTCAAAGGACTCCCATGCTTCCCCTCCGGTAATGTATCCCTCTTTTAGGAGCATGGCCATAAGCCTCGACCACATCGGAAGGCTGATACCTAATGCTTCCGGAGAAAGCAGTTTGCTATCCCACTCTTCCAAGTCCATAGCCTTATGTAGGATAGATAGGATTCTGTAAATCTGTTTGAATTGCTCCATAATCACTCCTTTTTAGGCAATAAAATACCACCGAAGACCGGTGGTAGATTAGTTTTCTTTTATGATGCCTTTCTTTTTGAGCTCTTCAACTTCTTCCTTGGTGAGAATATGAACCCCAATTTTCTCTTCTTGCCAAGATTTATACCTTTCAGCAAGAAGCCTTTTATACTCCTTATTCGTCATGTTACCACCTCCAATTCGATTAAATTTCCATGTCTCGATAATACTTTAAAAAGAACTCCTTTGTCAATCAATAGTTCTCTCTGATTAGGGAAATGACTTAGAGATTCTATGTACGCCGCCTTACTACCTTTGGACACATACAGCTTATAATCGTATCCTCCTTTGATGATTCCTTTTCTGCGTACAGACGTGCTTATAAATTGCTTTGAAGTAAAAAATTCACCAACTTTTGCACCCATACTAAAATCAAAGTTGCTTCCTCTGTAGGTTACAACATTGTGTGTCAGTTTAAACTTAGCTATTCCTTCTGACATTCGATCAGCGTGCTCTTTCATTCTTGGATTTTTATCTATCTCTCCGTTTCTAAGTAACGCATTCAGGCGCTCATAAAACCGGTTTGGCTTTGCGTCGCCCGGATTATAGCTGTACTTTCTTATCGACTGCTTTTGAGGCTCTGATAAGCTTTCAATCCAGGCTTCTGCATCCTTCCTAAGTACCTCTACAGCTCTTTCAGAAGAGACCGCATTGAACGACGCAACATATCGTTTATAGTCTGCATATTCTTCTAAGGACATGTTACCAGTCTTGAAAAATACGTGTTTCTTTAAGAGCCGTGCTCTTAAATCGTACTGCTTCTTATTCTCCGGATCCAGCGAGAACATAGACAGTCTTTCAAACTTCTCTACCTGATGTTCAATCCGCTTTTCCTTTTGCTCTCGGTTATAGTCTTCTGCTACTTCCTCAAGTTCTTCTTTAGTCCACTTCTCATCTCCGGCATGGAGCTCAGGAAAGTAAGTAGTGTGGCTGTCTTTGCAGTTTGGATGATAAAGCCCCGCACCTATCGCGCTGGATAGAAGCGGGTAGTCTCCGTCCTTCTTGTTTCCTCCTGACCAAACATCGTCAATAAAGACCTTTCCAACGAAGGGCGCACACTTCGGGCAAGGATTGCCTCTCTTTGCCAGTATTACCGTAGTAATGCCCCATTTCCTTCTCTTCTCCCCTTCTCCGCTTAGATAGGCTCTTTTATTTGCAGTTCGTACCGCCATTCTTGCGTAGTTTGGAAGCGTATGCCTGGCACCGTTCTTATACTCTACGCAATTAAGGCCACTGGACAGCATGCTCTTAGTCGCCATGTCTACCGCTTGCTCGTAAGTACCCGCGCCGCTGTTTGCATAAACCTGCGCATTAAAAATGGCCTTACGATACTGATCGTCGGCCATACGGAGTATTGCTGTTTCTGCTTTTGTCATGTCGGCTTTAGTAGCCTTGATTAAAGCTTCCAGCTTTTCCTTGTTAAGTTGGAAGAATCTTCCGGTTAGAGGATTCATGGACTGACTAAGCTTTGCGCCTTTCTTGGCTGCGCGAAGTATCTTTCTTTCTTCGTGCATTCCCCCCGCAGCGTAGGACTTCCGGATAGCTTCTTCTATCTTTTCATTGATAGCTAAGAATCTTCCGGAATACTTCTCCTTATTATCCTGCCGATATGCTCTAAGGCTCTTAAGCTGTTCAGCCTGCCACATAGTCCATTCTTTCTCTTCCTTGATTTCTTCTACGCGGTGCCGTCCCATGTTTCGAATCATGGAGGCAATGAGTTCTTCCTCGATTCTATCGAGGGCTTCTCCGATGTCATACGCCATTCTGATGCACCTTAAAGCCTTGCAAGCGGTAAGCCCTGATTAGTTCTTTCAGTCTACCCTTACTCTTGCAATCGTCCTTTCTAAGCTCTGCCATGCCATCTTTTTCCAATGCATACACACCGAAGGGCACTTGCTCAGACGCCAGCTTAAGCATCTGCCTGTATTCCTCCGGGCTCATTTTGTAGCTGTGGTTTAATATTTGGACTACCATCTATTCCCTCCTCTACTAAAAAGTCCGGCTCCTCTACGCTGGAAATGCCTTGCTCCTCTTTTAGCCTTGCGACTTCTTCCTTCTTCCAATCATCATCCTTGGTATCGCCATAAAGCTCTTCAATCTGTGCCTCGATACTCATCATGGCAACCCCCGGTCTTGCCTTGGCGAGGGTCTCTACTTGGCTCTCAAATGAGGGGGAAGCATATTCGCCGAAGGGGATATTGACCTTGACTTCTTCAATGCTTTCTCCTCGAAGGACTTTCTCCGCATTGATACACTGCTGGATAAGTCGCGGTATTTGCTCTTGAATAGCCTTTACGATGCTTGCTCTGGTGTATAGCGTAGTCTTCTCTTTTTCCCTTTGCGCGAGAGCATTGTCCAGCTTTTTGGTATCAATCCCCAAAGTGGAGGGGCTGATAATTCCTTGCAGACAAAGGTCTAAGGCGGTGATGTAAGAGGCCATATAGCTGTCATGAGGGATATTTGGCTGCGTTACAGTGATTGCATTCTTAGCGCCCTCTGATATATCGTCTGACCCGGCAATGAAACGATTGTCAAAAGCGTTAGGCTTTAAAAGCATTCCGCTGTTTGGGTCTCTTGGGATAAAACTTTCAGGAACGTAGGTCTTAGACCGCCCTGCCCTCAAAGCATCCATCCACTGGCTCCATGCTTCGTCTAAGGCATCAAAGGAATCCAGCTTTCCGTCAAAGATGGATGAGCCTCTTCCTTCATACTTTGCATTCTCATAAATCTTAAAGGGCACGGCCATCATCAGGCTTTCGTCAAAGGTCCAGTCTTGCACGTCTTTTGGCAAAGGATATTCCTGCTCATTCCTGTACAGCTTGTGCCGGATATAGCCCCTACCGTAGTGCGCGTGAAGAACATCACCTTTATCCCAAGGAATCTTGAAGATAACTTCTTTCAATCTGCCGTAACGATAGACAAACTCTACACGCTCTCCCGGTACCCATTCGATAATCGGATGTGCGCTTTCTGCCGGATCCAGCACAATACGGAATGCACCGTCACCGACTACAAGGGCGTCCTTTAGGCAGGTATCCATCAAGGCTTCAAAGTGGTTCTCTTCTTCGATATCCTCCCAAAGATTCTTCTGAATGTCGCTGTCAAACTCGAAAGCATTCATGTCCGGAAGAACAATGGCACTAAGCATTTTTACGATTAGTCCGGGAAGCCCAGTATGGATTTTCCGAATCTCCATGCCTGCTGTAGGCTTTGCACCCCAAAACTTCTGCGCATCGTTTAGCATTCGACACTGCTGATACAGCTGTTCCAGTTCGTTTCCGTCTGCTCTGTACCATATTTTGTTTCGAATGGCAGCAGTCTCAAAATCCATGAAGCTTTGAATCGAAACATGATAGGGGCTTACAGGCTGAATCTGTAGCCAGTTCTGTAATCCTTTTTTAAACTTATCTGTCATACTCTTTATCCATCCCACTGTTTATCTCTCCAATCAGCTTTCTAAACGGTATCCAAGCATACTGTGCGGCGTTTATCGTGTGATCGTGTCCGTCCTCAGGAATGTCTTTATCTTCTTCCCAAGAATAGCTGTTCAACTCTCTGATATGCTCTGTGCAATCCTCGGATACTAAATACTTCCCTTCCGCAAGCCAGCCTAGCTGGAAGTTAATACGGTCAATGATACTTACTTTCTTGTAGCTGTTTACAAAGGTGTAAAGGCTTCCGTGGTTACGCTTAAGCTTATTAAGCTCTGTAATGGTCGCCTGGTCTGCTGAATCGATGAACACGTCTCTTGCAAAGCCGTAGTCCTTTCTACAGGATTCCAAGAAGGCTATGAACTTTACAGCTGTGTCCGATGGTGCTAATGGATCCTGCCTATCCCTATTGTTGTATACACATTCTCTTAGCACTATGCAGCGCTTGTCTTTGGTAATGCCTATGAACATCATGGCTATAGTGTCCTCGGAATGAGAGGAGTAGGAAGTATCCAGTCCAGCGGTAAACTTCACAAAAGGATTGATACTGTGCAGTATCTTTGCAATCTCCTGTCTGCTAAGTACGTGCTTCTTCTCATCGAAGTTAGAGAAGACAAGGCCTGTAGATCTACCGCGTAAGCCCTCAATCTTGTTTTTCCATATCTTCGTGCCTCTCGGTGTGTTCCTAAGAATCTGTTCAAGCTTTTCTTTTGGTAATCCCAAATTATGGGAAAAAGAAAAGAACCAATGCACCCAGCCGGGCTTCGGTTCTTTCACTAAGCAGTCTCTTATTTCTTTCGGCGTTTCGCTTTCCCATTCAGGAAGAGGCCTTGCATGGTCCACATACTCGGAATAGACAGGAAGCGAAGGATCGTCGGGATTCAGGGTTCCCATCATGTAATCACAACGCATTGCCGCCTCTCGGACAAAATCAATATCCGCCGTATTTATCTCATCGATGTAAAGACATCCGTACTGTCCTCCTAAAGCTTTCTGCCACTTCTTTTTATCGCCATAGCCTAAAACATATACCGTCTTATCTCCTCCGCTTGCATGGAAAAGGATGTGCGGTATTTTGTCTTCGCTGGTACCGTTACCGTTGTACTCAACAAGTGCGCCAAAGTCGTCTACAATGCCCAAGTCCTTGTTGATGATGTTCTTTTCTGCTGTACCGGTATCCTTTGCCGCTATGATGTGGAGCTTCTTCTTACTGCTTGCAACTTTCAGCATGAACTTAAATAGGCCTACGGTCGTTTTTCCCGCACTCGTCGTGCCTTCAAGGAACTCTACGGATGCATTGCACCGGAGGAAGGCCTTGTACTTGTCCGACAGGAGAAGCTGTTCGCCACTCATGAATCGTCCCCTGCGCCTAACTGGCTAATAAGGTTATCCAGCTTAGACTGCTCAGCTTCAATACCGGATACCTCAACTTTATCCTTGAACAGGCCAAATCGCTTGCCCAGTAATTCAGCAGCCCTCAGCCTTTCTTTTTCGTCCGGCGCCTTTTTGAAGCGTCTGGCTTCGGAACAGCCGTCTCCAAGTCCTTCGACCACTACAACCTCTGCCGTAGAATCGCCACGCATTACGGAAGTAAGATATTCCATTACCTCTGTAGCAGTAGCCATGCGGTCGCTACTCATACTGGCGAGAATCGGCTCAATCGCCTTTTTAACTTTATCATTTGTTAGCAGTCTACTTGCTAAAGCTGCAGCAGTTTCATTCTTTTTCACGGAAGGATATGCGACACGATAAGCCCTTGTGCCGTTCATATCAACCAGGTATTCTTCAATAAACTTTTTCTGCTTGTCTGTTAAATCGTCATTGTTTTTCACTAAGGCTCATCCCCTTTCCAACAACATCCTTTAGTAACAAAAAGGGAGCCACCGTTAAGCGGCTCCGAGATTCAAAAGGAGTTCCATGTTACATGGCAAATGGCAAGATGCGTTCCGACACCAAGTCCATTATTATTGTAAAACGAACTTTCCGAACAAAACGAACAATTTTCACATTTTTGCTATTTTTTCTCGAAAGACCTATCGTGGATAACGATTCTTACATATTCCTCAGATACGTTGCCTAGTTTCCTGGCTATCCAGCGCCAAGTTCTATCCTCTGTATAACGGCTCCGGATAACAAAGCGCAGTCTATCATCCTCGATAGATTCTATCCAACTTTCGACTTTACGGATTCTTGCTTCGAGTTCTGATAGCTTTTTAAGTCGTCTCTCGTAAAGCTCCTGATTGAATCCATCAAGATGGACTACCTTCTTAAAGCCTTTCGAGTAGTCATGGCCGAAGTCATGGACAGTCTCGCCCAGCATGTTGGATATCTCCTTCTCCAGTATTCCGATGTTTTGCTTCCATCCTCGGTACTTCTTTAACTGTTCCTTTGTCATTCTTCTCCTCCTGCATCTAACTCCCATGCACTCTCGCCCTTCTCTATAAAGGCTTGAACAATTTTCTTTACGGTCTTTTCTCCTATGCCGTCAATTCCCTGTAGGAACTCTGTCATTGTGTCCTTGTCAAATTCTAAGACAGTCGGCATAGAATCCTGCCCATCCTGAAAGCCGCTTGCATAAACAGATGTCGCCCAGGCGTTCATTTGGTTATAGCTATACCGCTTCAAGGCTTGATAGTTTCCAAAGTTTAAAGGCTTGAGCATAGGCTACTCCTTTCCAAGCCTTGCTTTTAAGGCTCTAAGTACATCCTCTTGATTCTGCCCCTTTTCAGAGAGGGACTTTTTAATATCATGGTCTACCGTATCCGTACAAAGCAGCTCATGCACAATCACAGGCTTTTCTTGTCCTTGCCTAAATAATCTTGCGTTCGCCTGGGCATACAGCTCATAGCTCCACGGCAGCGAGAACCAAATAATATGTCGCCCACCATATTGGAGATTGATTCCGTAAGCCGTACTTGCAGGATGGGCAAGTAAAATATCTATCTTCCCCTTATTCCAGTCTTCCTCATCCTTAGGGCTTTTAAACTCTCTAACCTCTAAGCCTGACTTCTCCAGTGCTTTCAGGATCCTATCCTTGTCATGCTTAAAATTATAAAAGACCAATGCTGACTCTCCATTCAGCTCTTCCACAAGCTCCGTAAAGCGCTCCAGCTTGCAGTCATGGATATGATTCACTACTTTATCCTCATCGTAGATAGCACCGTTCGCACACTGGGAAAGCTTGTTAGTAAGCACTCCGGCAGATACCGCAGTTATCTCTGACTCCTCCAAGGATAAAACCATGTTCTTTTCTAGGTCTTGGTAGGCCTTTAAGGCTTTCTTATCCAGCTCAACCGGTATTTCGTTATAGACGATAGAGGGAAGCTCCAGATAGTCTTTAGCTTTAAGACTTATGCAGATATCTGATATCTTCTTTGTGATCGCCTGCTCTGCCCCCTTCTTCGGTTTGTAATCAAATCCCATAAAGTCGGAATCAAAATACCTTGTCCGGTAATGCGTGATAAATTGGCCGAGTCTCTCTCCCCGATCCAGTAAATATATCTGGCTCCAAAGGTCCAAAAGGTTCTTAGGACTTGGCGTACCGGTAAGACATATCATCCTTGATATCTTCGGAAGCGATTTCTTTAAAGCCTTGAATCTTTGGGATTGGGGATTTTTAAAGCTTGAACTCTCATCTACCACAACCATATCGAAGAACCATTCATTCCCTAAGGTCTGATAGAGCCATGCGACATTATCCCGGTTAATCACATAGATATCTGCATTAGTCTGCAAAGCCCTAAGCCGTTCCTTTTGAGAGCCCATAACTTTAGAGATTTTAAAGTCTGCCGTGTGATCCCATTTCTTAGATTCGTTTGTCCAGGTCGATTCCGCTACCTTCTTAGGCGCGATAATAAGAACCTTACACACTTCCAATCTATCCTTTAATTCCTCAATGGCCGACAATGTAATAATTGTTTTCCCGAGACCCATGTCTAAGAAAAGACCGACAGCATTTTGATGTACGACTTTGTCTATACACATTGCCTGGTAATTATACGGAATGAACTTCATAAGGCATCACCTCCAATCATCAATATTATTTACAAATTCTTCTACTTCCTGAAGACCATAAAGCACAAAAGTCTGCTGCCTGAAATCCCGAAGCTTTTTAAGTTGTATTCTCTGTAGTTTAGAAAGAACTCCCTTCTCTGTCTTAAGTTCAACGAATAGAACTCTACCGGTATCAGTAATCACGATTCTATCCGGAACGCCTCGACAGTTTGGGGAAGCGAATTTGTAGACTAAACACCCCTTCGCTTCCAGCGCCTTTTTAAACTTTCTTTCTATCTCCTTTTCCAGCATAAACATCCCTTTCGTTTTTGGTGCGTGGGACTAAGGGACCAAAAAATCCCTCACGCGCGTATATGCCCACAGCGCACAACATGCACGCAGTTAATTATTAAATAACGCCTATATATATACGTATTTAATGGTTTTACTATGTACTGCTATCTGCTCCAGTAATCTTTTATTTTTATAAAAAGTTAGTCCCGTTAGTCCCTAATCATACCTACAACCACATAAATGCTTGTTTTTCTTAGGGACTAACTTTTTAAAATCAGGGACTAGCGGGACTAATATTTTTTGATTCAATTTTTTAAACTTTTTACGATATTTATAATGTTAGTCCCGTTAGTCCCTAAAACCACCGTTTTTTATAATGTTAGTCCCTAAATTTTTGACTTCTAAAACTAGGATTTCAAAACCTTATAACACCTCATCTGTCCGTAGTTTTTATCCTCCATTTTTGTCTTTTTTGTATTTTTTATTCCTCTAATGCACCGAACATATCTGTTTGATTCCGCGCGCCTTAAATTCCCCAGAGGCATCTTTAAAAGCTCACAATGGATATTCTGCGGAGAAAGATACGGCAGATTCATAAGCTCTCCATCATAGACCATGTTTCCTTCTAAGAAGGTTATCCTCTGTGCTATATCCATATCCATCCATTTAACCGGTACTTGCGTAACGGCAAATTTCTCTACCATAGACTGAATAGGATCCTGCTCCATAAATTCCTCATGCAGCTCTGCCAAAATCTTATTGCTTTCCTCGCTGAGCACTTGATATTGCAAAGCATCGTAATCCTCTAAACAGGCGTCAACCTTAAAGGCTATCTCTGCCCATATCTGGTCTATTTCCGAGCCTGTTAGGTCTCTCCAGATGTTCTTTTTATGCTTCCTCACGCCTACCGGTAAAGGATAAAATCTTCTGTTTCCTGTTTCATCTCGGAGGAACTCATCCTTGTTACTGGTGCCGAAGAATACGCATTTTCGTTTGTGCTCTATGCTGCGTCTGCCGTAGGCTTCTCTATGATAGGAGCTCTTCATAGATAGAAACTGCTTGATATCCTCAGATTCCTGTTTATTAAGCGCTGCAAGTTCTCCCATCTCCACAATCCACTTTCCGGCAATCGCTTCTTCAGCTTCCTTTCCGACTGTTCTTGCCTTAAAGTCTGCAAACCAATCCTTTCCCAGCCTTTCTAGTATGGTGCTCTTTCCTATCCCCTGTTCTCCTGTAAGGATAAGCATGTTGTCGTACTTAGCACCAAACTTATAGGCTCTTATGGCACAAGCCAGTAAAGTCTTTAAGGTTACTTCCCTTGTATAGCAATTATCCTCTGCACCTAAATAGTCGATAAAAAGCGTCTCTGCACGCTCCACGCCGTCCCAGGATAAGGAATTAAGATAATCCGCTACGGAGTTAATCCGGTTATTCCGAAGAACATTGGTTAAAGCGGTATAGCATTTATCCTTGTGATAGACTGCATAGGCTGTCTCTATGTATCCAATCAGCCCGCAGTCATCCTCGTCCGTCCACTCGTGAGCACCTGTCTTATCCCATGGCACCGCACCTCCGCAGTAGTTCCGTCCGGTAAAGGAGTCGGAGTATATCTTTCCTTTGATATGAAGGTCGTTCTGCATGATGGCCTCAAGGTTATTGATGGTGGGAAGCACTCTCCCGTCCTCATTTCTCTTAAGGTCCGACACCCAAGCAACATCTTCCTTGGATATGCTCTCTACTTTCCCGCCGTCTTCCGGAGAATCTTCTCCGTCTACCATTTTAAAGGCCTTCATGCGCTCAAGGTCTAAGGTGCTTCTTGCTGTCGGGTCATTATTTACGAAACTGCACATGGCCTTAAATGACGGCTTATTTTCTTCCTTTGTATTCGGACTGGCCTTCTCGTCAAGGTCTCCGAACTTATGCAGCCTTACAAGGTCAAAGGCATTTACCAGTATTCCGCTGATAGGATCCGTAGCATGATGGGAGTACATGAAGGTGTCATTGTCGTATAAAAATGCACCGCCTG